GCGATGCGCTGATATCCGCCTCGCCAAGGTCTGGCCGATCCTTGCGCAGGGTACGTGATACCCGCGCGGCGACCTCGGGGGTGCGCAGCAGGCGGCGGATTTCGCCGACCACGGCATCCTCGACCATGCCACCGGGCAGCCGCTGCGGGCCTCGGATCTCGGCCTTGGGCCGTTTCTTGATCGCGTCCATCGAGACATAGTAGCGATAGCGCCGCGTGCCCTTCTTGGTGTGGTGCGGGGTCATCGCCACGCCGGTCTCGGTAAAGATCAGTCCGCGCAGCAGCGCCGGTGAGGGTTCCTTGGCAACGGCAACCCGTTTGACGCGGTTGTTCGCGATCACCTCATGCACCTCGTCCCAGAGCGTATCGTCGATGATCGCGTCGTGCTCGCCGGGATAGGCGGTGCCCTTGTGGACCGCGAGGCCGCGATAGACCTTGTTGTGCAGGGTCTTGAGCAGCGAAGTCTTGTCGTAGGGCCTGCCGGTCTTGGTCAGGATCGCACGCGCGTCCAATTCGCGGATCACCTCCGCCGTGGAACTGGACCGAGCATAGAGCGTGAAGATCGTCCGCACCGTCTCGGCCTCGGCCGGGTCCATGATCAGCTTGCGGTCCTTCACGTTGTAGCCCAGCGGCACCGGCCCGCCCATCCAGATGCCCTTCTTGCGCGACGCAGCGACCTTGTCCCGGATCCGCTCGCCGATGACCTCGCGCTCGAACTGGGCGAAGCTGAGCAGAATGTTCAGCGTTAGCCGCCCCATGGACGTGGTGGTGTTGAAGGACTGGGTGACAGACACGAAGGTAACGCCGTGCTTGTCGAAGATCTCGACCAGCTTGGAGAAATCCATCAACGCGCGGCTGAGGCGATCGATCTTGTAGACGACGACGATGTCGATCAGCCCGTCCTCGATATCGGCGATCAGGTCCTTTAGCGCCGGGCGTTCGAGCGTTCCGCCGGAGAAGCCGCCGTCATCGTATTTGTCACGCAGGCCGACCCAACCCTCGGCCTTCTGGCTGGCGATGTAGGCCTCACAGGCCTCCCGCTGGGCGTCGAGGCTGTTGAACTCCATGTCGAGCCCTTCCTCGCTCGATTTGCGGGTGTAGATGGCGCAGCGAAGGCGGCGGGGTGGTTGCGGCTGTGTTTGGCGCGTCATTTGCTGATCCTCGGGCGTGGCGTGAAGCCAAAGAACTTCCAGCCATTCCAGTTCGCGCCGGTGATCGCGCGCGCCGCGCCGGAGAGCGATTTGTACCGGCGTCCTTGCCATTCAAAGCCCTTCACCAAGACGGTGACGGTGTGCTCGACGCCATTCCATTCGCGGACCAACTTGGTGCCAGGCATCGGGCGGCGCGGGTCGGACACCATCTGGCCGGGTTCGCCGGATGCCACCTCGGCCGCCAGCGCATCAAGCGTCCGCCGCGCATCGCGGCCAATGCCGCCAAGGGCCAGTTCCTGGATCCGGTAGCCGAGCCGTAACTCAAGATTCTGGCGGCTGGTGTTCGGCGCGGGCGCGTCAAAGATCCCCGCCCATTTCTCGCGAAGCTCCGGCACGGTCATCGCTTTCAGCGCGACGAGGTCCGCCCAGACATCGTGGTCCCGCGCAGGGCCAATGCCTGTTCTCTTTCCTACTGATTTTGTTGTCTTTTTCGTCATTCGTCCTCTCCAGTTCGGGTTCGCAACTGGTGACGACGACGGCGAACAAGGGCGAGGATGTCCAGCGAACTATCTCCTTCGTTCGCAGAATTCTCGTTTATTCTTTGTGGGTTGGCGCGATCCACGGCCGTGGCGAGGATCCGAGCGAGTTCAGCCAGTCGCTCATTGGTGGTGAGCGTGTCGGGCGGAGGGGCGAAATTGACGCTGGTGTCGGGCATGGCGGGCGAACCTCAGGAGCTGTTTTGTCCTGTGGTGGCCGCGATGCGGAAGGGATTTCAAGTTAAAACAATGGGTTGTCGTAGGGGCGCGTATTCGCGCGAAGCGAAACGTGCACGGCGAAGGACGGCATCTGAAAAATCTCGTCCCATGACTTGCAGCAACTCAACGAGTGCCTATATCAGTTTCAGCGGCCTAGCATCCGTTCCGTCCACAATCGGAGAAGCGTTCGCGCGTGCTTCAGGTTTATATCTGACCCGATATCATTTCCGACGCAATTGCCGTCGGCTTAGTGGACACCCGGAACGGCAGTGCAAGGAAATGCACCATGAAAATATCTTCATTCGACGAGCACGCTTTTAAGCGTGCGTCAAAACTCCTGTCTCAGCAAACCACTGCGGGCGTCAACGTCTGTCAGGATCGCTTGGCACAAGTGGCGGGCTACCGGGATTATCATGAAACCCGTCAGTTTCTTAACAGTCCTGGACGTGCTCGGATTTCGGCATCCTACATCCAACAAGCCGAAGTAACCTCGGCACTTAGCACAAGCCTCACTATAAATTCGGGTGACGTCCTCGATATTCTTTATCGCTCCCGTTTTTTTGGTCCGGCGGCAATGGATCCAGATGATGCAATCACAGTCCGTGAGTTGATCTTCCAGAAAAATGAGTTTCCACAAGGGAATCTGAAATCCCAAGGCCTGGTTTGCAAAACCCGCATCAAGGGAAGACCCGCCGAGCGAGCAATCCTCGTCGACGAAGGCCCTTTGACTAAACTGATGTCCGATCACGGCATCATGACGGTCGTTAAGAACGAGTTTCAGCGCCACAGGACGTTGGCTGAATTCTTCATTCCCCTACGTTTTTATGCGGTCTATGGGGTGTGGGAAGAAGTTGGTGGATCGAAGGTGCTATTCTCCCGAGATTATTGCCCGCTCTGGAAGGTTGCTGATGGACAGGCGCCGGTCCGAGACGACCCCTTTCGGCGGGTCAATTTCACCGCACAAACCTACTACTTTGACGAGGGTTCCTTCGGGGCGGAAGTGGAAAGCGTACGCAGGCAGTCAGCGGATATTCTCCGAAAGTTCCGTATTCAATCTGTTCCAAGGTTGGTTGAACATCTTCCGGAGTTGATTGCCTCGAAGCAGTGGATTTCCGACATAAAGTACCAACGGACATTCAGCTAATTCCTTTAGTATCAAGGAAGTAATACAGCTCAGCCACTCATTCACAATCAGCAGCCGCCGTGGCCCATGTCGAGCAGCCTTGGCGCAGGCCGCGCACGCCCGGCGATCTGACGATCCGCTGGACACGCCGGTCCCGCGCGCTGTCCGCCGACAGCTGGGGCGGGCTCGAGGTGCCGCTGGCTGAGGAGCTGGAGGCCTACGAGGTCGAGATCCTCGACGGCACGGGCGTGAAACGTGTGCTCAGCGCATCCACGACCAGCGCCGTCTACACCGTCGCCCAGCAGACCGCCGATTGGGGCGGGCCGCTCGGCCCCGGCGACACGCTCGACATCCGCATCTCCCAGCTCTCCGCCCTCGTGGGGCGGGGGGCGCCGAAAACCGTCACGCTGATACTCTGAAGGCCATCCCATGTCCGACGCCACGACCCATCTCCTGCTGCCCTACATCCTGGCGGCGCAGGCCCAGAAGCATGTCACCCACAACGAGGCGCTGCGGATCCTCGACGGGCTCGTGCAGCTTTCCGTGCTCGACCGCGATCTGACAGCGCCGCCCGGCAGCCCCACCGATGGCGATCGCTACATCGTCGGCTCGGGCGCGACGGGCGATTGGTCCGGCTGGGATCTGAACGTCGCGCTCTGGACCGACGGCGCCTGGCTGCGCCTTCCACCACGGACCGGCTGGCGCGCGTGGGTCGAGGACGAAGGACTGCTGCTGGTCTACGACGGCGCGGGCTGGATCGGGACCACACCGGCGGCGCTGCAGAACATGGCGCTGCTGGGGCTGGGCACGACGGCGGATGCGTCGAACCCGTTCTCGGCCAAGCTGAACGCCGCGCTCTGGACGGCGAAGACTGTGGCCGAGGGCGGGACCGGCGATCTGTTCTACACTATGAACAAGGAGGCTGCGGGCGACGATCTTGGGCTCACTCTGCAGACCAATTTCGTGACCAAGGCGCTGGTGGGGCTCTTCGGGTCGGACAGGTTCCGCGTCGCGGTCTCGGCCGATGGCAGCATCTTCTTCGACGGCCTCAGCGTGGACAACGCCACCAGCATCATCGATCAGCCCCGGCTGCCGCGCTTCAAGGCCTATACGAACTATGACAACTACGTCGGTGTTGGAACCTGGACGAAAATCGGTCTGAACAACACCGACTATAACGATCAGGGCTGTTTCGATGCCGGAACCAACCTGTTCACAGCACCGGCCGACGGCACGTACCTCTTCGGGGCGACGCTTCTGTTCAAGGTCAATGCCAGCACCGCAGCCCGGATGCGCGGGCGGCTCGTTTTAAACGGAACCACGGAAATTCGAGGCGCACGCAGCGAGATCGGCGGCGCGCATGTCTCGGAAGCCACGGCCCTCTGGCTGCAGACCATGGTGCCGCTGACAGCGGGCGATACCGTCGAGCTGCAGGGCACCTTCCGCGCGCAGGATGGCTATTTTGCCGCCGACCAAACGTCCTTCTGGGGCTGCAAAGTCGGCTGACACCCCCACAGATCACCGAAAGATACCACCATGACAGAACGTAACCCCCTCGCACAGGAGGTTGGCGCGGCCTTCCGCGACCATGGCCTGACCGCGGCGATCACCGCCTTGATCGGCGCACCATCGCCTTGCTGGCCTCTGTGGCGCGCAAGGCGTTCACCAACGACGCCATGCTCGCCCGGCTGGACCGCGACGAACTGCTCACCGAGCGCAACCGCATCGAGCGCCAGCGCATGGAGGACCGCAAGACCGATGCCGAACGGCTCGCCCGGATCGAGGCCGATATCCATGCCACGCGCGCCCTGATGTTCGAAGCGTTCCAGCGCGGTGGGGGCGACTGACAATCCACCCACATGATCGACCTTTACCCGAACCGCCCCTGGGGCGGTCTTTTTGTCTCTGGAGGACCCCATGACGACGACGTTTTACGACCATTGGCGCGACGTGCCGGATA